ATTTATCGAAAGGAGGTGTTTCTATGAAAACATCTAAGTTTCCTGCTAGACTTAAGAAATCAATAGCAGATAGTTTCAATTTCCAGCAGGCGCTTAAGCGTCTAAAACTTGGAAAGAAAGAGACCCCGCGCTCATGGGTCTATGAGCAGAAGAGTCCTGAGTGGATTCTAGATACCTGGGTTAAGTATCTCCATACTTTAGATGAAGATAAGGACCTAAGTATCATTTCTGAATGGGATTTGTCCAAGTCAGACAAATTTGCACCGCAAGGCGAAGTAGCTCCATTCTCTGAGAGACAACATACTCTTAGCGAATATTGGGCACATTTGACTCCTACAGATGTGTTCGGTTCTAAATTATGGGCCGAAGCTATAAAAGTTACTGTGCGACAGTTAGGCTTCAATCGCACGGGGCATCGCTCTTCAGTTGATGCAGTCATCTCAAGAGGTATCAGTGAAGACAAATATAACACTTCTTCTGGTGATCCTTTATTCGTAAAACGAAGAAAGCCTGAAGCCATAGCGCAAGCTAAACAGGCAGCGTTAGACGGAACGTGGAAATTGTACTACCCCACGTTAGGAAGTCGAGCTTCAATGGGCAAAACTGGTACCGAAGCCAGATGGATCTTTATGTTTCCTATGAGTGTTAATCTCGTAGAGCAAACATTTCAGCAGCCTTTGCAAGATTACATTCGTGAGAAGGCTCGTCGATCCCCTGTTGATTCTCCACTACGATTCTTCACGCCTTGGGAAGGGTATGAGAAAGTACAGTTAGAACAGTCTTCACATGCAGATGCTCGATATCTGAAATTTGGATGTGACTACTCCAAAATGGATCAGCACTTTAATTGGAATCACGCTGAACAATGCTTTGAGGTGATCAAACACTTCTTTGTTCCCAAAGAATGGCCAGATCTATACGAATCTCTTCGTTATACGTTCTTTTGTTCTGTGATAGCTCCTGATGGACTTATCCTCGGTCCTCATGCTATGCCGTCTGGTTCAGGTTGGACCAATTTTCTGGAAACGGTATTCAACTTAATCCTCGTTAATTTTATAAAATTGAAATATCATATCAATATCTCCTTCGCTATGGGTATCGGTGATGACCAGTTGTGGTTTGTAGAGTTTAAAGGTAACGTGGATAAGCTAACTAAATTGATAGTAAGTATCTTCGAAAGCGTGAAGTTGGCTGCTAATGCTGAAAAGCAAGAGGTTAGTTACGTGGAAATGTCTTTTCTGCAGAGACATGCGTATGAGTTTTGGTCTCCCAGAGGAATCAAGTATGCTGGAGTTTACCCAACTATAAGGGCTTTAACTTCAGAAGTGTTTCCTGAATTCTACCATAATGAAAAGATCTGGGATAAGAAAACATTTGCCTTGAGATGTTTAATGATATTGGAGAATTGCGTGAATCATCCGCTATTTAAGGAATTCTGCATATTCATTGCCAATGGAAATGATAATATCAAGGATTTCGCTAAATTGCCTGATGCTGAAATTCTGCTTATTCGTGCGTCAGCGAAGAAGATTGCGAACTTCATTCCCTCGTATAATCAAGAGAAGGCGGAGGATAATCCGACCCATTTCGAAAGTTTGAA